CACGTTGATGTTCGTCGCGATCGTGGCGCTGCCGAACGCCTCCGCCGACGCGATGCCGCTCGGGCTGACGGCGATCGTGGCGGCGATCGCCGGCGTTCCGAAGGCCTCGGTGCTCGCGATGCCGCTCGGCTGGAGCGTCTCCGCGCCGAACGCCAGCACGATTATCTTGCGGTTGTTGCTGATCGGGACCGCGGTCCAGTTGATCGTGATGCCGACGTCCGGCCACGCGGCCCAGTTGCCGGTGTAGACGACGGAGCCCGAGCCGGTCACCATCCTCACGATCTTGGCGTCGGCGAGCGAGGCGGTGCTCGAGGTGGCCGCGGCGTCCTGCGAGCGCGCTAGGGCGTCGCGCTCTACCGGCGTGCCGGTGCGCCCGCCGATCATGCTGATCCCGATGCAGCTCGCGGTGTCGTCCGCCAGGAACGAGTCTAGGCTGATGACCGCCGACAGCCCGCACAGTGCGGCCTGCATCTTGATGCCGGGCTCGGTGTGGTTGAAGTTCCCGGTGGCGAGGCGGGAGTTCACGTTGCCGCACCACACCGGGATCCCGGGGAGCTGGAGCGCCAGGACGGCGGTGTCCGGCAGCGCGTTGTTCTGGGTGTTGTTCGTGAGCGTGAAGCCGGTCGAGCTGAACGCCGTGATCTTCCCGGTGTCCGCGAAGTCCGGGCTGGCGAGGCAGTTCGTCTCGCTCATCAGGAGGACCGGCGCGGCGTCGGCGATGTTGTCCGGATCGCGCCAGACCATGCAGGCGTTCTTGATCGACGGCGCGCGCGTGGCGAAGAAGAGGACCATCTCCGACGACGCGGCGGAGGCGCTCGTGCCGAAGGGTCCGGGGCCGATCCCGATGAGGGCGTCGGGCTGGAAGCTGAGCGACGAGATAGTCGTGGAGAGCGTCGGGCCGGTCACGTCTACGATCGCCGCCAGGGCCGCACTGCCGCCGTAGAACTGGAGATTGATGATCCACGCCGTCGGGGGCGCGGTCGGCGTGCCGGCCGAGTTGAACCAGGAGAGCTTCACGCCGTTCGTCACGGCCGAGATGGTGGCGTAGGCGGCCACCGCGCCGGTCCCGTCGAGCACGACGAAGAAGCGGTCGTTCCGCTTGACCTGGTACGTGTCCATCGTGGCCTGCGCGTTCTCGCTGTAGAACGACTTGCCGCGGGTGTTCGTACCGTCCCAGATGCCGGTGGAGATCACGCCGTGAGACACCGACGTGCCGTCGGTCGTCCCGAGCGAGAGCGTGCCGAAGCAGCCCGCCACGGTCCCGAAGCTCGAGATCGTGACGTCCTGGGTCGTGGCGCCGGTGTTGGCCGTCGCCTTGACGTCTTCGATGAGTGACTGCACCCGGCCGCTCTCCTCGGACCCTCAGCTCCCTCTCAGAGCTTGAAGATCTTGTTCGAGCCGTTGTCCCACTGGACGGTGATGTCGCCGCCGTTCGGGGTGACCGGCAGGTTCGTCGCCGTGTCGATGAACGCGAGCAGCGCGGACGTAGAGGCCGTGCCGGTGTCCTTGTAGATCACCAGATACTCGGACTGGACGCCGGAGACCGCCGTGAACGTGAAGTCCGCCGCGTCGGCCACGCCGGCCGTGTTCGTCTTGCTCGCGAGGTTGCCGGAGGTCGCGATGCGGGCGCCCGAGGGGATGTCGCTCAGGAACTCGTGGGTCGCGAGGTTCACGGTGTACGCGCCGGAGTCGACGAGCACGACCTTGATGTTGTCGTTGATCCAGTTCACCTGGCCGGAGGCGGGTCCGAGGAACTTCTCCCGGCCCTTGTCGTAGAGTGCGTTCGCCATGTCTCAGTCCTCGAAGATGCTGCCTCGGCAGCGGTTGCGGATCCTGGTCCGGAGGGAGTCTCCGGGTCGCGGCGCGGGCGTCAGCCTCGTGCCGTCGAAGGTCTTGATCGAGGTCTCGTCGGGGACGCTCTCCTCGGCGGAGAGGATCTCCATGTCCTCCTCGATCTGGTTCTCGAGCCGGTGGATCTCCTTGTCCAGCGTGGTCGGCCCTCGCTCGCGGAACGGCGCCTCCTCGTTCCAGATCCTCTGCGCGGCGCCGGAGGCGTCCATGAAGAGGTTCGGGAGCTTGCGGAGGAGCTGCACGTAGACGATGTTCGTCTCGACCTGGTTCGCCAGCGCGCGGAGTACCTCGTCCCCGCTGACGGGGTTGTCGACGAACGCGATCGCGGAGAGCTGCGCGACCCGCTGCGCGCCCAGACGCCGGTTGAAGTCCAGGCGCGCCTTCAGGATCGCCTCGTTCAGGATCGCGAGGGTGTCCTCGCGGCTGCCGGGGACGCCCGAGAGGCGCACGCTCTTCTTCAGCGTGTCCAGGTCTGCGACGAACAGCGGGTCGGTCACGGCTCAGCCCCTCACTCGGCCTTCGGCGGTTGCGCCTGGGCGCGCTCGCGCGCGCGCTCGAGGGCCGCTCTCGCGTTGGCGGACAGGTCCGGGCTGCCGGCGTCCTTGGTCCCCTCGACCGAGATCACCTTGCCGTCCTCCCGCCTGACCGAGGTGGTCCGCAGCGGGGCGGGGCGGCTCTTGTCGGACGCCAGCGCGAGGTCCTCGCGGAAGGCCGGGTGCCAGTCCGCGGTGAGCTGGGTCGCCGCGTCCGAGAGGCTCGAGATCCGCTCGACCGAGTAGTCCGGGTCGATCTCGACGATCATCACCAGGAGGTCCTCGAGCGTCTTGCCGACGATCGAGCCGGGGTCCACGCTCCACTTGCCGCGCTTGGCGGCCGCCGCGATCGCGCTCTCCCGGACGCTGGTGATCGGCTCGATCACGCCCTGCTCGAGCAGGCTCGCGACCTGCTCCGGCGTCAGCATCCCCTCGGGCACGATCTCGCCCTGACCGATGAAGTCGCTCGCCGCCTTGATCCCGGGCTTGCGCTCCGTGCGCGGGCGTCTGATGGTTCCCCGCGCGACCTTGAACTGTTCCACGATTGCCTCCGTTTGTTCTGGTGTCTGCCTCCGGCGGTGAGAGAAAGACAGGGGCCGGACGCTCGCCGGGCGCGCCCGGCCCCTGGTAGGGATCAGTCTCGGATCAGACGACCTTCATCGAGACGCTCGCGTCGGGGCGCCGCATGCAGGGCAGCGGGTTCGACTCGACGAGCAGCATCCTGGCGGACGGGTCTTCCTCTTCCCAGCTCTTCGAGAAGCGCTTGGACTGGAGGACCTGGCCCGCGCCGATCGCCTTCATGTCCTCGATCGCGCCGTAGTACGTGACGAACTGCGCGGCCGGGGTGCGGGCGACGAACTCGGCGTGGTCGGGACGGATGAGGCTGACGGCCGAGCCGGCGACCGAGACCTGGCGAGCGTATCGCCAGACACGGATCCCGTGCACGTACACGCCGAGCAGCATCGCGCCCGACTCCTGGTACTGGTTGTTGAGGTCGATCGCGCCCGTCTTGAGCGCGACGCCCGTGTTGAGGTTCAGGCGCTCCTGCACCTCGTCGACCGCCAGGAATGCGTCCGCGGCGTCCGCGCCGAGGATCACGTCCGTGCAGTTCAGGGACACGTCGTCGTTGATGAGCGTCGCCGCGTCCATGAAGTCCTGCGCCGGCTTCGCCGTGCTCGCGGCCGACCACAGGTCGCCGCCGGTGAGGGTCACGTCGTGGGACGCCGAGCGCGGGAAGGTCACGGTGATGGACTCCTCGTCGGAGACGCTGTAGCTGATCTGGCCGCGGAGGGCCAGGGCGCACAGGTACTCTTCCGAGTTCGTCACGTCGTCCATGAGCATCCCCAGCTCGTCGGCCATGTACTGTCGCATGGCCGCCTGGATCCCGCCCGCGTCGATGTGGATGACCGAGCCCGGGCGCCGCTTGTTCAGCAGCTCGCTCGGATTCATCGGCCGCTTCACGCGGATGTGGGCGGGCTGGACGATGCGGAACTCCTCGTTCCGGCCGTCCGTCATCAGGGCCGCCCCGTTGCGCTTCACGAACGGAGCGATCTTCCGGCCGCGCCGGAGGAAGCTCAGTTCGATCTGCCGGGTCGGCACCGTGACGTCGCGGCCGAAGAGGAGGTTCTTCAGCATCGAGTTCGGGGCCTTCATCTCGTTCACAGCAGGCGTGAGCGTGCTGTAACTGAGGATGTCTGCACTGGTGGGCATTGTCTGTCTCCTTGTCTTGGTAGCGTGCTTCTCAGTTGTTCAGCACTTGGATCAGTGGACGCCTGCGAGGCCCTGGACGTCGATCCCCTTCTTGCGCAGCTCGGCGTCGAGCAGCGCCTCGTCGAGGTCGGCCTGGGACTCGCCGGTCGGGACCGGGATGTCGTCGCGGTGGATGAGGCCGCGACGGAAGACCTGGATCAGCGTCTCGCCGGCGGCGAGCGCGAGGTGCGGCTGCTCGGGCGCCCAGAGGAACCCGTCGATCGCCGCGCCGTCGGACGGCGAGACGCCGCCCTGCTGGCTCGTGGCGAAGACGTGCGGGTTGCCCGTCAGGCCCGCCATGTTGGCGGTGATGATGACGTCCTGGCCGGCGAACGCGCCGCCCCAGGTGAGGGTCACGACGTGCGAGCCGGTGCCCAGGTTCGCGCCCGGGCCGCTGTCAACCGCCGCGACGTCACCCGGGGCGACGTTCGAGAGGGCCTCGAGCGCGGCCTGGACCGCCGCGGCGTTCGCGTTGAACGCGATGCCCGCCGTGGTCTGGCCGTTCACCGTGAGGGTGAAGGTCCCGGCCGTCGCCGGGGTCGCGGCCGAGGTGATGGTGTTCACCTCGTTCGACTGCCCGACCCAGACGGCCCACTGGCCGGCCGCGTCGTCGTAGAAGAGCGGGGTGAGGTTCGGGAGCGAGCGGTCGGGCGAGTAGGAAGCGAGCTTGCCGGGACGGATGCCGTCCTCGCGCGGGAAGGCCCGCAGGTTCGGGGTCTGATTGACGGCAGCCCCGAACAGCTCTTGCGATTGCAGTGCCATTGTCTGTTCTCCTTGTAGCTGGTGGTGGTGATCTCAGCGGGTGGCGTCGATCAGGACTTCACGAGCCGCATGCCGGCCGCCTGGCCGCGCTGCTCGTTGAAGAGGTTCGCGATCGCCCGACCCTCGTCGGCCGCCGCCTTGGCGACCGCCTCGATCGAGTCCTCGCCGGTCGCGGGCGCGGCGGGCGCGTTGGAGCGCCGCTTCGCCTTGAAGAGCTGCTGCTTGAGGCTGCGGACCTCGGGCGAGTCTCCGGCCTCGACGCCGGTCTCCTCGTCGGAGGGCTCGCTGGCCGTGAGCGACTTGCGCAGCTCGGCCACCTTGTCGGCGGAGAGCTTGCCGCTCTTCAGCGACTTGTTCAGCTCGTAGGAGCGCAGCTCCTTCTCGAACGACTCGAGGTCGCTCGGGTTGGTGGCGTCGCCCTTGAACTCCGGGGCGGCGGGAGCGCCCTTGTCGGCCTCCGGCTCGCCTGCGACGGCGGACTTCACCATCGCGACCATCTCCGCCTTGAAGCCGGAGAGGATCTCGGCCATTTCTTCCTTGGTCATCTCGATCTCCTGGTTGTTGACGTCGCGCGACTTTCCGAGACTGTCGGCGACGCGCTTCGCGGCGGCCTTGGACTCTGCCTGATCGAACGCCGCTTGTCCGAACAGACTCACGCCGTCCAGCTCGCCGCTACGGCAGGCCTTCTGTAGGACGGGATTCTCCAGCTTGACGAGGGTGGCCCAGGCGCCCGTGAGGTCGCCGGCCGGACTCCCGTCGTAGCGCTTCCAGTCGGAGAAGCGCTCGTCGCCCTTCGCGACGATGAACGACTCCGCGACGTAGGCGTCCTGGGTCGACAGGACTCGGCCGTCGTGCTCGATGTCGAGCGTGCGGTGGTCGCGGTTGTACGAGTGGCACGCGGCCTTGATGACCGCCGCCGAGGCGAAGTGGCCGTCGTCGTCCTCCTGGTTCGGGGCGTAGACCACCGCGAGCAGCTCGCTCTGGCCGACCGCCTTCGCGATCGCCTCGAGGCAGAACTGGCCGTCGCCCTTGAGGACCGTGGTGAAGCCGTTCTTGCCCTGCTTGCAGAGCGCGATGCGCGTGACGTCGAGCGCGCGGATGCGCCGGGCCTTCGCGGTCGGCTCGCCGTCCACCGCGATGTTCGGGAACTTCTTGCGAACGGCCGCCTTCACGCGGGCGATCAGCTCCGGGTCGCCGTTCTGCGCCGCGCGGGCGAGGGCGTTGCGCGCGTGCGCCTCGTCCTCGATGGGGTAGGACTCGTCGGGTCCGGCGAAGTCCTGGTGGGGGATCTTCTTGCGGGCGGCCGCGTCGAGGACGGACTTCTTCATCTCCTGCCACTTCTGGTACGCCACGGCTAGCCTCTGTTGCTCGTCCGGGAACTCCGCCTGCATCGCCGCGTCCTCCATGAACCGGGCTACGAAGGCGCTCTGCGCCTCGTCGGGGCCGGGGTGCGGCATGGGCATCGTTCAGGAAATCCGAGAAATGACTGCCATCTGGGCAGCCAGAGGGGTAAGATACCCTG